CACCTTCAATTTTAAGGCGTGTAATTTCATCCACATCAACCTGCAAACCACTTTCAAAAATTTTGAAAGTTTGAATGTCAGATATTTTGGTTGGTACATGGAAAGTTTCTGTCATGGTGCGGGACAAAAATTCTGCGATGGCTCTCTTGTCTTTCGGGCCCCATCCTTCTAAGAATCCCTCTGTGATTCGTTCCGGCATGGCCTTAAAGACAGTTCCGTATTCAAAACCAGTTGGTATAACGATGGCTGAATTATTTTCATCAAATCCATATACCCAATGATTATCTTTCACCCAGTCGGGTAATGCTTGATAGCGTGGATCTTCCCTGTTTTTAAAGTATAACATTAAACTTGGCGTTGTTTGAGAAACCACCCCTTTAATCATTAGGTTGAGAGGTTTTTCTTTGGCTGTTCTAGCCATCTTGAATAAGCCCTGCCATCTTGCATTTAAGAAGGGAACTGATGCTGTTAAGGTATTAACGAATTTATTGGATCCTCGCATCGCAAAGTCGGTTGATACATCTCGTCCAGCAAATGCGGCATCACGCCAAATATCCAAATCGGTTTTAAGATTTTTCTTTGTGAGGATGTTAGATTCACCCAGACGGGATGCTGTTTCAAAACTACTTGATACGTTTTCCAAATGATCAAAAATCTTTTGGGGGGCGTTTAATACATTCTTGGGATTAATGTTGGCGTTAACATACATGTCCTGCAACACTTTCCCCATTTCTTTTTCACCGGCGTAGACCGTTGAAAATCCTCCTCCATTGGCCATGTAGCGCCAGTAATTATCGTTTGTCGCTATCCGTGTTTGAAGTCCATCTAAGGATGAAATAATGGGAATAAAGTTTCCTTTGGATTGCATGAAAGCGGCTTGCGTATCTCTCGCAAAGTTTTTCAACATAAAGTCGGGAGATAATGTTACGCCTCTTGTCAGCAACCGTTTCGGCAGACTTAATAATTGTAAACCAAATCTTCCTTCTTTAGGCCCAAAGGCATTGAGCGCTTCAAAAAAGGATTTATTATCCTTTGGAATGCGCCAATATTCTGCTTTTCCATTACGGAAAACTATATCAATATTAGGCGGCAAATCCTTTGGTCTGCCTAGTTCGGTAAGCTCCAGTATTTCTTTATTCTCTAGTTTGGAAAGGTCGAAATCTATTCCTAAATTATCTAATTTTTTCTTCAGTCCTGCTGCGGATATTTTAACCTTTTTTAATTGTTTAACTTCTTCCTCAGTTAATCGTTCCGCAAAAGCTGTCATATCTACACCTTCATCGGCGTAGCGCTGGATCATGTTATAGACACCCAGTTTGGCGTGATTCTTGGTTGCCAAATCATAAATCATAATTTGATTCTTGAGGATGTTATTACCCACGTCCGCTAATTGATCGGGACTTCCGGTAATGCCTTTGAGGAAAGGTATTCCCCCTTTAGCGCCGGGATTCGCCATGAACATGCGGTAGAAAGGAACATAATTTTGTCCCATTTCTAAGAGTAAATTATAGGTGCTATCGTCTAATAATCCAGAATCTTTAGCATATTTAAGACTTTGTTGGTTAAAGTTCTGGTATTCATTAAAAACTTTAGGAATATTTTTATTTTTACCAGCTATCTTTCTGGTCATTTCATCAATTTCTTTTGCACTAAATTTAGAAAAAGGATTATTAACTCCCCTAGCGTTGAGATCTTTTCCTCTTTTCAAGCCAAAATATAACATGCCGTTTTCTAAATCATCGGCAATCGGTGCAAAAACTTCGTATAATCCTTTATCCGTAGCAAAGTCGACACCTTTTTCGGTTCGTACTAAGGCGCCTCGCTGTAGCATGGAATCTAGGACGCCACGCTCTCCGTAGAGCAGGCGCATGTCCCTGTACGCATCAAAGGATGGTTTAACATTCAGTTGACTGGCACCGTGCTTTTCAGCTACCTTGATTGGATTCAGTTCATCAAATAGGTTTGTAATAACCTTGTCCCGATTAGAGTAAGGACTATAGGTTGGTGTTATTTCATCCCCTTGACTTATTCCTTTTTTAGCTTCCTCTATGTTGTTTAAAATCTTTTTTGCTTTTATGGGGTTAAAATCAGAAATAGTCTGGGAAGCCCATTTAATAAGTTTATCTGTTTTTTTTCCGCCAGTAATGATCGCATCAACCAACATGGCTGCGGCAACCGTTCCACCGGCGGCAACCGTTAAATCTCCTAATAAAGATAAGGGTATTCCTAAATAAGTGGCATACTTTTCTATGGTTCCAACATCGAGGCCCGCTTCTTCTCTTGCTTGCATGTAAAGTACATCATCTATTGCAAGGGCAGTTCCGGCAATGGGTGCTACATCGGCCACACCAATTCTTGTGTCTTTAGAACCTATCGCTCCTTTAACAAAAGGTTTAAATGCTTCTTCAAGAGTAATCCCAGTTTTAGGAATGGTTACATCAAGTTCACTTATCTTCTCCCTGATGGGTGTGTATTCTGGGCCTGCTTTTAAAACAGGTTCCCTCCACGTAGTCGGATCTTTTGTTGGATCGACAACAAGTTTTTCAATTAACTCTTTTTCGTATTCTTGTTTCGCATCCTCTAAAATATCACTTCCGCTTACAGGTTTTATCTGTTTAAAAACCTCCTCTAAGGTTAATGTTTCAGCCATTATTTTTTAGGATTTTCAAACGTAAGTGTTTTTGTTTCTGCTGACCAATACATTTGATTACCATTAGGTAATTCATAAAGCTGGCCATCTATTAATGTGTTTTCCATTTCTTGTTTATATGCGGGATCATTTATTTTTGACGCATCTAGTTCCAGTAATTTAGCGCTATCCGTTTTTCCGTCTGATTTTATTACTTCAATTTTTTCTGATTTTTCTTCACCGATGAGAGGTGCAATTTTTTCTTTCTTAAAGAGTTCCCCTGATTTAAAATCTTCTTTTATTTTTGTAGCTACTTCCCCATAAGGAAAGTCCTTTAAGGTGTTAAAGGTATTTTCCAGTATTTTATGGCCTTTATTATTTTCCGGATCCCATAAATCTTCTTTTTTGATAGATGATATTTGTTCACTAATTGCTGAAAAAGCATCTTTAGCTTTTTCTGTTACTTTGTCTTTTATGTCAAATTCAACGGTTATTTCAGGTACTGCAACTTCTCCACCTTTAGTTCCATCATCTCTCATTGGATCTTTAACTCCAAACGCATCAGCTACTGCATTTCCAATACTTTTTTCGCCCCCTAAAATTAGGTTTTCCGCATTTTTAACAATCTCTAAATATTTTTTTTCCTTACCACCCTTCAGTCCGTGATACGTCTGTGATACGGGATCATAAAAACCCCCCAACGCTTCTGCTACATTCGCTCTTACGCCGGATGATGTTTCTGTTTTAAGATTGCCTTGCGCATCAATCAGATCCGATGCTTTGCTGGCTGCTATGTTCTTTTTAACTTGCGAACCGATAAGGATTTCTTGAAGGGCTTGATTCCTTGCGGCCCCTAGTGAAGGATAGGATTTTCCTAAAATTTCCCCTGTTGTTTTGGGATATTTTGACCATCCGCTTTGCGCTAGGACAGAAGCTCCAAAATCACCTAGTTGGCGTCTTGTCATTGTTTCTCGTTGTTCAGGCGTCAAGGTAAGCATTGAATCCAATAAACTGCCTCGTCCGGCTCCTTGTCCGGTCATTAATATATCAAGCAATCCTGCCATTATAACAATCCTCCCAACGCTCCTAATGCTGGATACATGCCACTCATGGTTTGTCCTTGCGGTGTAAGTAGACTGCCAATATTAGCGCCCACTAGTCCACCACCAAGCATACCTGCGCCTAGATTACGGTAGATAGGTTCTACATTTGTTGTGGTTCCGCCATACGATCCACCAGTAGCCGCTTGATATTCCCTTAGTTTTTGATAAGGGAGTTGTTGAGAATATTGATACCGATTAATAGCATCCTGTAGGGCTGCTTGGGATAAGGCTTCACGTTCTCCTCCCACTCCACGTAATCGTTCAATATCCGCATAATCCATTTGGGCTAACTGAGGTGCAGCCATTAAGGCCTGTTGTTGCATTCCTCGTTCCTGTTGATACGCTGGTGCGTAAACTTGATTTGCTAAATTTCCTAATTCTCTTGCTAAAACCGCTTGATTGGCGCCACTTCCATAACGTCCTGCTTGTGAAAATTGCGATTGAACGCCGGCTGTAACATCGCCTGCCATTTGGTTATATAATCCCTGTAAGTAGGGGTTGGTTGTTGGTGTTAAATATTGTCCTTGTATTTGTTTAAGAATTTCTGATTGAGCAGGAGCGGTCAAAGGGGATCCCTGTGTTGCTCGTTGTTCTGCTAAACCTAATGCTGCTTGAGTTTGTGGTGCAAAACCTACATACGTTTGGCCGGGATAATACTGTGGAGCAGAACTTTGATATAAGTTTTCTGCTCGTTCTAATCCTGTTTTTAAATATGGAGTCTGCCACGCAGGCGGTTCAGCATAACTAACTGTAGCTCTTTCTCCTGTACTTCCTTTACTCATTCTGTATTTCCTTCATTAAAACTGTGTGGGTGTTGGTGTATTGTTTCAACCAACGTCCCCATCCTTTCCGTCCAACGATTTCCATACGTTGAACATTATTTTGTTGGGCCCAAGATTCTACCAGTTCTTGTATTGGTACAATCCAGTCCTTGATGTCTGTGCCTCCGGCTAAAAACCAGCGACATGCTCGTAGTTGCGGGTAGTCAACAATCTCGGTTACAATAGCGGCTTGGATCTTTTCGTCTTTCCATGCAATCCAAAGTTGCATTTTTTTATTCAATAGGCCGTCTAAAATATCTTTTGGCGTGTAAGCATTCCCGTCTATTTCAAGTGGTTTTCGTAATAAAGGTTCCACGTGAAACCATACTTTATCTAAATTTTTGATAGGTACGTAGGAAACTTGACTAGCCGATGATGACGTATTCGAAGTTTTGGTCTGAGTTTGCGCTTGAGGCATGGGTTAAAGTAGCACTCCCATCCGCTCTCGCCGATACATACAAGTTGGCCTTAGCGGTTGCGCCATTGGCTGTAACTGGCATGAATAGAATTACACTATTTACTCCAATTCGAGCGTCCGTTAAAGTGGTCGTTGTAGAACTTGCGGTGAGCGTGATTGTTCCTGTTGAGTTAAGTTTTCCTGAAATTGTATTATTCAGGTAGGTACTGACTAATCGTAAATGCTCATCATTATCCGGTAAAAATAACGGAGCTAAAGGATATTGATTGACAGCCATTATGCAGATGCGACATAAATATCTAAATCTACTGTTTGGGCTGAAGTAACGGATTGTCCCTTGACTGATGTAAGATCAGCGACACTAGGAGCTCCTACCGTCCCACTCGCCACAGCGTCTAACATGGAAGAAGCTCCGCTTATAATCAGAGATTTTCCTGCATCGACAACAATCCATGCGTTTTCTGCTGCTCCAGTAAGATTAATGTATGCTCCATACGTATCATCCTTGTTGGTGATACGAATATACTTAACATCGCCTGTAATGAATTGTCCTGCACCGGCTGCGGAACTGAAATCCATCAGGGCTATTGTTGAATTATCGCTTGGCAAGGTAACAATACGGTGGGATATTTCATTAATGCTGGATATGGAAAGAATATTCTCGTTGCCATGATCTATGCTGTTTAATAAAATTTCTTCCTTGATTGTAATCTTTAAAGTTGCTGCTGTAATTGTTGTTGCCATTATGTTTTCCTATATTTTGCGAATGTTTTTGCAAGACTCGCTTGTCTTTTTGTTGTGATTGAGGCTTTACTTCCTTTTTTTAAAACTTTAGTTGCATACTCACCCACAGTCATTCCTGCGGCGTTAGCTTTTTTCGTAAAAGCTCCCGGTCTTTTAACCGCTTTTTGCATCCACTTTCTGTCTTTTAATTTACTTTTCTTTTTGGGCCCTGACATTATCGTAATCCTTCTGGTCTAGCGGATACATCCACGCCCTTGAGGGTGGTGAATGATCCTGTTGAAGTGCATCGCAAACGATGAAAACGGCTTGTTGACCGTATCGGTGTTGTTCCTGTATCTGTCATGCTGACTGCCGTTCCTGCTGTTTGGGTGTCAGCTTGGCTTGCTCTTGTAATTGGAGTTACGGTTGTTGTTCCTCCGTCAATGATCGGTGTTGCCGATGTAATGGTGGAACGCCTTCCTTTTGCTCCTTCAAATTCTGTCGTATCTATGGTTGCCGTAGCATTAGTTCCAGCCAGTTTTCCAAACTTGTGTGATCCATCAAATCCACCAATCCCAATATCGCCATCAAGCCACGCCCATGAATCCAGAGAGTAAGGTAAAGAATCTAAATCTGTTGAAATTTCATCCAACGCATCCAGCGAAAAGGCTTCTTGCGCTGATGTATTCATAAACTCAAAGTCAATCTCTCCTGTAGACCAACGCTCCAAACTGTAATTGTAAATCATTAGTTTGTTATTAGTCGAGCCGTCAAATCCTTCTCCTGCGTAGCTCCACATAACTGTGGTGTTCTTCGGATCAATCGCTGCGCAAATGCCGTCTAGTTTCGCTCCTGTGAGGTCATTGAAGAAATATTTGTTAACCTTGTTGGCTCCTATGGGTTTAACATTGATACCGTCAAACATATAGAAACCATCGTCAGCTAAAAAGAAAACTAATCGTCCCCATGCTGTTATGCTTCGAGGAGCAAAAGATCCTAAATTATCTGCCGCCTTATCAAATTGAAAGACCAGAGGTGTCCCAACATAGGTTCCCCTAATAATACTGCGTTCCGTGATGATGGTTAAATATTCACCACCAACCAAACCAGTAATAGGGCCTACGGCTGAAACTAAATCTTGAAAATCGGATTGAGAAGATTCTCCACCATCTTCCCATGTAGCCGTATCATTCAACCCACTCCAACGAACACGCTGTTTGTTAACAGTATATTGCTGTAGCTTATGGGTTTCTGATCCGCCTGTTGCCGATAAAGTGATTACTGTTCCT